TATCTGCTGCAGGCAATGTCACCAGCGGCAACTTGCTTTCTACCACATTGAGTTTGAGTGGTAACGTGCTCAGTGCTGTCAATCTCACAGCCAATGTAACAACCACAGCAAACATAGCCGGTGGTAATGTAAAAAGCAGTGGCATAGTGTCAGCCACCGGCAACGTCACAGGTGGCAACATTAGCAGTTTAGGACTGATTACCATAACTGGCAATGTGATTGGTGGCAATGTCAACACAGCAGGCGTTGTCAGCGCCACAGGCAATGTCAATGCTGGCAATGTGCTCACAGGCGGAATTGTTTCAGCAGTGGGAAATATCACAGGGGGAAATATCAACACTGCTGGTGTGGTCAGTGCTACAGGCAATGTAGCTGGCGGTAATGTGTTATCTGGTGCAGTGGTATCTGCTGTGGGTGCAGCCACAATACTGAGCGGAACTGTTGTGACTGCAGGTGGTACTACAGGAGCTGGATACAAGTTTTCTAGCACTGCAAATCTTGGTATATTCTTTGGTTCTGGTGTGCCAACACTGAGTGCGGCACAAGGAAGTTTATATTTGCGCACAGACGGCAGCTCGACCAGCACCAGAATGTACATCAATACCAATGGTGCAACAACCTGGACTGCTGTGACTACCGTGGCTTAACTAGTTTTGATCTTGCCCAGCAGTTGTTTTAGTTTGGCACTTTGAATATCTGCTGTGACTTTGGTAGGTTCCGCACTTTCCCATGGGACAGTGTCTTTGTCATCTCCAGCCGGGCTAACTTGACTGCGGGCTTTGATCGAGTCCATGATTGAAGCCGATGGTTTCTTTGAATAAGTGTCTCCATCTTCTCCGCCTTCATCAGTAATGCGCATTGTTTCAATGTTGTACTCCAAATCAATTTTTTGACCAACGCCGGTCGAGCTTCGAGACTTCATACACTGTATCTGATACTTGCCACGCTCTTTCATAGCACGGCTTGTAAAGATACCAAACACATTGTCCGCTGTGTTGATTTTAGATATACCACCTGAAATATGACTGTGGTCAAACTCAATTTCTTCCACAGCCGATCGATTCAACTGACTTGCAGTTACCATTAGGATGCCCAGTTCCTTGGCCAAGTTGCGCAGTTCTTCACTCACATACTTGTCTTTCACAAACAAGTCGTTGGGACTAACTTTTGCACTCACAGGCATCAACAAGTCCAAGTAGTCAATCATCACAAAGTCCACACGCTTGCCTGTTTGTATTTGATACTCTTTCAAATACGCACGTATGTCATTGATGTTGCTTTGTGCCGGCAATCCCTTGACCTGATAGTTGCCTGACTTCTTTGCCACCAGTTTGACCTTGAGTTCTGTGGTGTCAATGTCTTTGCGAATGTCCTTGGTACTCATGTTTGTGAGCATGGCATCTGTTCGCAAACTTGTTAGTTCTTCTGAAAGTTCCAGTGTGATGTACACACCGCTCAACCCCTGTTGCAACCAGTTCAAGGCAATGTTCATCATGACCAAGGATTTGCCTGATCCTGATCCACCGGCAAAGATGTTGAGTTCGCCGCGACTGAATCCGCCATACAACAGTCGATCCAGTTGTGGCCAACCTGTTGATACCTGCCCGCCTGAGTTGAAATACTTGTTGATACGAGCCGCTGGGTCTGCAAAGTAATCTGTGCCCATATCCCGGGTTAGCGATATCTGTACTGCATCCTTGATCAGTTTCTCCACAGGTTCAAAGTCACCCTTTTCCAGCATGTCTGCGGCTTTTAAAATAGCACGTTCCAGTTCTTGACGCTTGGTAAACTGTTCAAACTCGCCCATAAACCAATCAAAGTGACCTTCGTTCAAGTCAGGTACCGCCTGTAGTTTGATACCCGTAGTGGCAGAAATTTGTGTACGGTCGGGCAAGGTCTTGTGCTTGTCTGAATGTTCTTTGATGAACTCAGCCGCGGCTCGCAGACTCTTGTCAAAGTTCTGTGGATTGTAGATGTTCTGCACACGCACATAACTCTGTGCATCTTCCAACATCATTTCTAAAAATAAACGTTGAACGTCAAGTCCGTATTCTTTTAACAAGTGCTTTTTTCCTTAGTTCTATTTTGATTCTACTGGTCTCTCGCGATTGCATTATAGTTAGCAAGGCACCTAATCGGCCCAACTTTATCACAGCATCATTGACATCCTTACAGCCGTCAGGCCAGTTGGGTATGCTCACTGCCCAACCAAGTTCCACGGCACGATCGATCAATTCAATACCTGCCTTGTCTTGATCTGGTACCACTGTTATCTGTTTGTCTAAACTGCGTATCAGTCTAACTTGTGCATCACTAACAGTGTTGTGCATCACTGCCACACCGCCTATGCTGAGTGCATCAAAGATGCCTTCTGTGACTATGACATGTTGCCAATCTGAGTGTTGCAAATCTGTGCCAAACACATAGCCTGGCTGACTGTCACTGATAAACTTGGGTTGCCGGTCATCTAAAAATCTACAGGTGTATCCCACAATTTTGTTATCATAAGTGAATGGTATGACCACATGCAATCTAGTCCAGTGGATGCTATCGTTTTGTATCTGTACCATGACAGGAAAGTCTTCTGGTACATGTCTGCCACGCACATAGTCCCAATAGAATTTGTGTTCAGGCGTCAACAGTTCGGCAAACGGTGGCAAATCTCGTTCTTCAAATGACACACCACTGAGTGTGTTCCACATTTGTTGTCGATCTTCTAATATACCATTGATGCTTCGATGCCGCAGACTTTCAAGATTCAACATCTCTATTTCTACTTCAGGAACATTCATCCAACCCAAGAGTTTTCGAGCCTTGTAACTTACAGTACGACCCAATATGAAACTGGCTGTGTAACTGCAATTGAAACAGTGATAACTCCAGCCCGCCTCTGTGGCTTTGAGTCCACCACGTCCTCTTCGATCCTGTGTTGATCCATTGTGCTGACAACACACCGCATTGAAACTCAACCAACCACTAGGTGTCGGTTTCTTTTTTGCAGGTAGATAAGCAAGGATGTCAAGCATCTGTACAGTGTAACAGATTTGTCACGCAAATGCAATGCTTAACGATAAAAGATATTGGTAACGTAGCCAGTTGTGATCAGCACAGTCACAGCCTGTGCTTCAGTGCCACCAAAGTTCAGTGGCAAGTAACCAGATCCACCGTTTGTTACAGTGATTGCACCAATGCCGCTGGGACCTGTAAATGGTGCAGCAATGGCTGTGGCACCAGCACCATTGCCCAGGATTTGAACACAAGGTGCAGCCATATAACCTGTACCTGCATTGTTTACTGCAATACCGGTCACAACACCATCTACCACTGTGGCAGTTGCACTAGCACCATAGCCTTGACTGTTGTTGATAGCCAATCGCAACAAGGGATGAAACCCCACTACATTGATATAAAAGGTACCAGACTCGTCAAAATACTCGCGGCTTTCTGTGACATCTACCCAGACAGCTTCGTAGTCTTGTGCTGCCTGTACTTTGAGGGTACCGGTGTAATGATCCAGATCATATTTGACAGTAATCAAACTGGCACCTGTGGTGTTGATATAACTTGAGTAGTATTCTGTCAAATAGTTGCGTGATATTGGTTGTGGGTTCAATGCCCAGTCAGGCCATGATTGTGGTCCGGGTTGTGGCCAAGAATTCTTGCCATTTATAGTGGGTATGGTCACAGGTTGACTGGCCATGAACTGCGGTAGCACACTATCCACAATATCACAATCTGCCCGTGCGCCAGCATTGTTGTCTGTGAATGCTGCTTGTATGTAATTGCCCTGTGTGCGCTCAATGCTGTAGCTGCCTGGTTGTGCTAGGATGTTGATGGTGTCTGCTGTGTCCAGCACAACTTTGACTCTGCCAGTGCTGGCACTAAGTACAGTCATGTCTTTTTCAATCAGTAATTCATTGCCAGTCTGGTTCAGCAATCTGAACCGGAATGTGCTGCCTGTGATGTTTACAGGTTTTTGGTCCTGGTTGATGAATTCAAACAACAAAACGTTGTCTACACCTTTGTTAACAGTTAAAGTTTTTGCGTACACTGGGTCGTACCTCGCAGTAAAGTATCCACCACTGGTGTCAATCAAAAGTACCCGAATGATTTGTTGATATAAGTAAGCAGTGGTTGAATACATAGGATCCTCGATACGTATTTATGGGTAATAACATCTTTGAAAAACTGGCGGAAAAATACCCCTTTATAACTCTTTGCGTTTACGCCAGCAACGAGTATATTGGAATAGTTCAAAACAGAGACGATGCTGTTACAACCATCTACGACTTTGGTGCTGTGCTCATACAACAAGACAAACTAGAGTTCTTGGAACTGGCCAACACTTGGTGGTGGGAAAGCAATAGGAGCATACCCATCAACATATTCCTGCGCGGAGACTGGGATCGATTCCGTTTTACACTGCGCACATTCTCAAACAAAGACCTTGAGATCTTGCATGGGCCTGTGTGTAGTCTAATAGACATTGCTCGCAAAAAGAGCAAACGCAAATCAATTACCCTGGTTCGTCGTATTGATTAAATTCATGTGCAGGGCCACCAGGGCCGCATAGCTCACAGCGTGTGACTTTTTAAACGTATAACCACGCGATTCATCCCCGTCCCAAACCTCAGCAAACACTTGATCCCAGGGCTTCTTCTGTAGGTGTGCTTTGCCTGGTCTAATAATTGAAATAAAAGCAGCCATCCTGGGTATCGAGTCAGGTTGCATAGCCACCATTAAATCCACGTAGTTGCCCACGTGAACCAACTGAGAGGCCCAGGGTCTGTCCGTCCACAGTCTCGACCATGGAGGGGTTGCTGATAACATGGCTTCGTAGTGTGCAGGATCTTGAATCAACTGATACACACTCATGTTCAACAGGTCAATTTTGAAATAACCACGCTGTTCCGCAGTCTCATAGTCTATGGCAGCACAGCCGTGTTTGGGATCTTGCGGAATGTCTGTGATGTAGATGCCAGAATTATGTTTACGCGGCCGGCCATCTACTACCTGTCTAGCAGGTGTGTGACGGATCAGTTCTAGTATTTTAGATCGATCTGGAACGTCAATGTCAATGTCTGCACTCATATTCTACACAGCGCCACAACAGTTTTCAATTGTTCCTCAGCCTCACGAACAGCACCCAGGGCATCTGCCACAGCAGGATACTGTTCGGCCATGCGTCGGGCTTCTGCTTCTTCGTCACGCCGTTTACTCACCCAGTCAAGTAAAAGTTCAGCATCAGGAGTCAGTCCAACATAGTACTGACCCAGATTAAGTGATTGCCAACTGGTACCGTTGTACATTTCCAGTCGTTGATTGTTGGTGTTGTATTGTAATTGTCCAACACTCATGTAATTACTATTGTTGATATAGTTACTACCGGCACCGCCGGAGACTGTCACATACTTGCCAGTTTGACCAATGCTTCCTATCATGTTACCATCCTGCTTGTCGTAAAATTTCTCGTGCGTACTCTGTGTCTGCAGTATAATCTGCAAATTTCTTTTGCCACACATCACTATCTATGTAAGGCCATATCATTGAGACCTGATCGGCTGTGAGTTCGCCCAGGAATTTTTGTCCTGACTCTGAGTTGTATATCACCCAAGGACTAATGCGTCCTGTTGTGACAGCATAGCACATGGCATGAGTGCTGCCATAACGCAAACAATCATGGGCAGGTGCTGAATGTTTTTCCGACCAATCTATACCAAACTCTACTGCTCGTGCAAGTGCGTCTGCCACTGCTTCTACTTTCAAATAGTCCAACAAATACTCAGTGTAGACTTTGTCACTAGCCCAGTTGTCAATTTTCTTGTTGTGTTTCAGCAACCATTCTGTGAACTGTCTGGGATTGATTGCCTTTGTGCCCACACAGTATCTGCCAAACTTCACAAAGGCCTTGTAGTATGGCGAGTCTGCAAAGTCATCAAACGTTTTGAGTTTAGCACTACCCTGTGCAATCTCATAAAATCTCAAGTAGGATTGAAACCCTAGTTCAACACCGCGCTCTGATCGTTCTTGACGTCGACGTTTGGGCTCACACAAATGCACCACAAGACTTTCTGCACGTCTGAATGTTTTCTTGCAATAGCCGCAAGTGAGTTCACTTAGTGTCTCGGCCATGGTCTCGGAGGTATTGATCAAGTTCTTTCTTTGTGGTCATTGCGGCCAGCATGGCTATTTCATCTTCTTTGTAGGTGGGAAACAACTCTGTCAGCTGCTTTTTAATAGCACTTGCTCCTGCACCTGTTTCTTTCTTCTTGGGCGAGATCCAGTTGTGTCTGGGTGTGCCCATGTCTGGACTCACCGTTGTGGCACACAGCCATTGCAGTTCAGGATGCCGGTTAATATTAAAGAAGTGTTTGTTCAGTCGCTCGTTGGTGGAGATCAAATAAAACTCTTGCAAGTCCTGGCTGCCTTCTACACAGCTGGCCCAACGAATCATGAGATAGTTGGAGAACTTTTTGCGTTCCTCATCTG